TGTTTTATCTGCTCCAAAATCTAAAGCACATACAGCTGCATTAGTTGCAGTTGCAGAAGTGTTATAGATTAAAGCTCCTCTAGCAGTTAACGTCACTCCAGTAAAAGATCTGTCTGCGAAGTCAACTCTTGCGACACCGGCTGTTATAGAAGTTCCATTGTTTACAAGTAACCCGCCACCAGAAGTGTACTGACCTGTATTTGAAACTTCGTTTCCAGTTGTGAATGAAGTTGTTGCTGAGTTTAGAGTAGCTGAAGAAGTATAAAGAGCGATCTTAAACTTGTCATCACCAGTACCAAAATTATGCTCACCTTCCAATAATTCTTTTTTGAAAGAATTTGCAATTGCTTGTGTAATAGCCATAGTTTTTTCTCCTTATTATTATTTACCACCGACACGAGGAACACCACTCTGATATTCATCACGTCTTCGTCTTCCCATTTGTTCTATAGAGAAGCCTTCTAATACTTGTTTATACTTTCCTTCGTATAATTGCAAGAGATCATTTGGCCCCTTTAAGAATGAAAATGCTTCAACTAAGCATGCATATAATAAACCATTGGGAAATTGTTGGCTAATATATGTTTGTGTATTTGTACTAGATAAAGTCTCTGGTTTCAAGATATAATTTAACTGAATTGTGTAAGTAGCATCTGGAGTTGGAGCCAATACTATTGTGTCATCATCCCACCAACTGTAGTATTTTGGAACACCTTGAGCATTAGTAGGATTAAATTCAGACATAAAACTTGAGTCTCTCCACTCTAAAAATTCTCTATTATCAGGATTGCTTGTTCCATCAGAATCTACAATTTGAGCTGATCTAATAACTAAAGTATTTTGTGGTGTATCAATAAACCTTGTTCCTGAAATTACTTGAGCTTGAGCATATCTTTTATTTGCATCAACATCTACATCTCTCATTATTCTTAATTCTGCATCTCGAATAATATCATTTGTAATAGAGTCAGTTAAAACATTTGAACTAACTTCTGTGTAATCTCTAATTTTTTGTACTAATTCTGCGTATGTCATTATGTTGTTACCGTTACTATTCCTAAATTAATTTGTGCTTCTCTTTTTACATTAATTTCACTTCCATTATCTGGTACCATACTATTTGTTTCAGTTCTATAAGCAAATGGTGCAGGTAAAGTTAAATCTACAGCTATTCCACCACCGCCACCAGAAGCAAGTGTAAAAGTTTGTGGTCTTGCATTTCTTAAACCTTGTCCATCTGCAGTAGTTGGTTTTGGTTCTAGTTGTGGATGCTTTGCTTCAAACTCTGATGTATGCACACGCGCACCATTCCATTCAATAACCATTTCCGTATATGGAAATGCTTGACCAGAACGATCAGATATAAATTGTGCGTATTTTCCTCTAGATAAATTAGACATTTGGATAATAAGTTTTTGGAGTTATAAAAGAACTTGAAGGTGAACCATCTTCTTCTAATGCTCTTTTTAATTCATCTTCATATAATAATTTCATTTGTTGTGTAAGTTCTGGTTTTACTTTTTGAGAAAGATAATAAGCTAAACCTGCACACATACATGGTACAAATCTATAAGGTACATCAGCTTCATTAGTGTAAGCTCCTGCATCTTGAATTCTTTTTACATAATAATAATTAAGTGTGTTTCCGGCTTCAGAGGCACCTGGAGTTAAGTATAAAGTAATAGTTACTTTATCAATAAATCTTTGTACAAAATATTGTGTAGGAGTTCCTGTATTTGTTTTATTTGAAAGACCTTGATATGCAGATCTATTTATTTTTGTTAATGGAAAATCAGTTGAAGAAGAGTTTCTATAAACAGCTTCTAATATATCATCAACACCATAAACGGCTGTTGCATCTGAAGTTCCATCAGACGTTGATCTATACATTGTATAGACAGCTTGACCATTAACTAATGTGATATCATTATTTCCAACTTCCCAAAAATGCAAACCTCTGTTTGCCCATTCTTGGAACATAATATTTAAAGAACGTCTTGCAGATTTTATATCATTACCTGAATAATCAAAACGTCCTAATCTTTCATAAGCTTCGGTGATTATATCATCGATAGCAAAATTTTTTTCAAAGACTGTAGTTCCTGAAGTTGCCATTAAGCTCCTGTTATAGTTACTGTAATGCTTCCACCTGCTCCTGCTAAATTATAAACAATACCATTTTCAAATTTAATACCTGAACCTGGAACGTAAACTTCTAATCCTTCAGTTCCATATTTATAAGTAGCTACTGCTGTCCCTGGCGTACTTGCATCTGCTGAATCATAAAAAATAATTGTAGATGATGCTATACCTAATCCCTGAATAGAAGTAATTCTAGCTCTACCTGCTCTTGCAAGAGTGTTAGCTCCTACTGTTGTCATGTTTAATGTCTTCTGATCTGAATCCATTTTTATCCTTACTTATCTATTAACACGGTTGATTTAGCACTAGTAATAGCGCTACAAGTCATTCCAGATTTAAATAAAATTCCATCTTCAGGCATGTTAAAAGTAAAAACATCTCCTGGAGGAACCTCTGCAGTGAATTGAGTTCCGTCGATATCTTGTAAAGTTATTGATCCTGTATCAGTAGTAGTTGTTGTGTTAGAAAGAATAATTCCTCTTAGTCTTGTTCTTCCACCAAACACTTGACCTGTCGCTGTTATTTGAATCGCTTTTACATCTGATCTCATATTTAATTCTCCTTAAAACTTGTGTGAGTCCGAAGACTCACACAAATTAATTATCTATTACGTATCGCTAAATGGTGTAACAATAGTTCCTGATCCTAAGATCAAAGTATTGTGTACCAAGTATTGAGCAGTTTCTAACGCTGTAACTTGAATTACAGATCCAACGATCCCACCTGTAGTTGTTCCATTCATAGAAAGAACATCATTATCTGTAGAAGGGAAGAAAGCTTTTTTAGCTCCATCATCCACTGCGATCATAGCTGCACCTGTAAATTTATCTACACCGTCAGTTACGATTTGAACATCAGTTGCAGTAGTGTCTACATAAAAAGTAAAACTTGCACCAATGTTATTTAGATTGTTGTAGTCTGTAGCACCTGCTGTAGCTCCGTTAGCATTTGCATTGATTGATGGTAAAGTAAAAATACCATCTGCGTCTTGAGTTAAAAGGATTCTTCCTGCGTGATCATTTACAGTTAATGAAGTATTAGCTGTTAATGCAACAGTTGATCCTGGTCCAGTACCTATAAAGCCATTTTTAGAAATGACCGGTCCTGAAAAGGTTGTGTTAGCCATGATTGTTCTCCTAGTTAATTCTACATAGTCTCTAGGCCGTCGACTATACTGCGTCTATGCAGAAAATTAATATATGTATAGTGTATTTTTTATACACTACTTTTTAGTAGAGTGCAAGAGAGCCTGTAGTGTGGAGTGGATTTTTTCCAACGATGTAGCTTTTTATTAAGTAGCTACTGAAACTGTAGGAGCGACTGCCTCAACTTTATTCTGCAGATGTGCTTGTTTAGCTTCTGCTTTTTTAATATGCTGAACGATCTTTTTTACTTCGTCGTCGATCCTCACCATATCAAGAGTATATCTACCCTCGTTAAGATGCTCTTGCTCCCATTTGAGATCCAGCGACTTTTTCTTGTTGTAAAGTTCCTGGATGTGTGGTTGCATCGTCATTTATAACCTCCTCATAGGTTATTCTATATTTGTCAGAGGCATATACATTATCTCCGACATATTCCCATTTTATAACATTTTCTCCTAGTTTGTCAACTATGGCCTGTTCAAGGGAAATAGGATCATCGTTAGATGATACTTTAAATTTTGCGTAATGATCGTAAGCGAATATTGTAATTGTAAATTTTTTCATGGAATTGCTATCTTACTTTCTAAATGAGGCGGAACTATGTCCGCCTCAAATATTTTAATTAGTGATTAAACACCTTCAACACCGAAGATACCTCTATAGTCAGAAACTCCAAAAGAGTATCTTTCTCTAGCTTTGTATCTTACGTTACCAGTATCAAAGTCACCTTCCATAGCCGTTTTAATTGGGCTTCTGTCAAAGTACTTCATACCATTTGGCACGTCAGTAATGATGTAGAACGCATCTGGGTCAGTTAAGAAATTGTTCACTCTGTAACCTTGAGGAACCATTCCCATTGACGCAATAGCGTTAATGTCATTATCTGCAGTTCCAGTTCTACCTTGAGACTTCATAAGTCTTTCAGCGTTAAACTGGTTTTCACTAGGTACAATCATTTTAACACCTCTTGCAGCAATTTTCAGACCTCTTTCGTCTGTCATTGCAGCAATGTCGATTAAAGATTGCTCTAGTGATGTTTCATTTAAGTCAGCTTGTACTGCTAAAGTATTAGCTACTGTCCCTGCAATTGTAGGGTGAGATGTGTTAAATAAACTAACACCATCACCTGAATTGAAGTTATTGTTAGTTGGTAAACCTTGAATTAAAGGTACCACTGACTTAACTTGTTTAGTGTTCGCCATAGATCTAGCAAGTGCTTTTGTATATCTAGACGCAAGTCTGTCATACAGATTATCCTCGATCGCTTCTTCAGTGATCGCGAATGCAAGTGCAACAGTCTCGTGAGTGTATCTAGCTGTAAAAGTTTCTTGTGCATTGTCGAAACTTACGCCAGAACCCTCAGGTTTAACTGAAGCATTTGCGAAACCTGATAACATAACTTCTTCTTCAAACGCTCTGTCTGAAGACTCAGTCGTGTAGATTTCAGCATGCTGATTCTCATAACGTTTATATTCCAGGCCGAATAAAGCATTCAAACCTGGCTCTAGTTCTTTAACTAGTTGTCCTCGTGATATCGCCATAGTTGTTCTCCTTTATTAGATACCTGTTGTTACTTTAAGATCGTGTTCGTTAATCATAACAATAAAGTTAACATTAGCAGAAGCTAAATCATTATTGTCAGGATCTTTAGAAACACCTAAGACTCTAAGCTGAGCAGCTGTTGAAACTAATGTAGAATCATTAAGCTCTGCTTTTGAGACGTAGTTTGCTGCGTTACCTGCTGTAAGTTCGATATCCGCATTCATAAAAACATCAGTTTGCGCTGAAGCAAGTGTGTTGTTAGATTGGATTTCGAATCTTTCATAAGGGTCGTCAGATACAAATGCAACTATATCAGAAGCGTTAACTTGTGAATAGTGGTTTGCAAATGTAGGTTTGCTTGTAGTTGGATCAGTATAGAATACACCATTTAATGAACCTAAAATATTTCCACCAGCTGCACCTTGATCTATTGTTCCATCCACAGTTGCTTTAACTGGGTCTTGAAAATAAATCGTAGTAGTATCGTTGGCTTTAATACTATATTCACTTAAACCTTGGTTATCTCTATTTTGTCCAACTTTACCAATTGCTCTCAAACCGAAAGCGCTGTCTTGGTTTGCCATAGTAGTTGTCCTCCTTAGACATTGTTAGTTTAAGTGTATTTCTTGTTGGGTAGGAATTACTAAATAATTAGCTTTTCTTTGAACCACCAAAAGTTACACGCGTTTGTCTATCAATATTGATAGGCATACTTGGGTGCTGTTCCTTCATAAGATCGTTATCTACTGCCTCAACGTTGTCTTGAGCTTGTTTTCTATAATACTCAGCACGTTGTTTTGCGATCTCTTCCGGTACCCTTGCTAGCACAAGGCCACCAACTCCGATCACTCCCTTATATTTGCCATCATCTACAATTGGAAAGTCTGAGTCTGGATATTCATCAGCTCTTACAAGCTCGTATCCTGATCTTATTCTTCCAGAAACATTCTTAGTGTCTTGGAATCCTAAAGATTCAACTCTTATCCATCTATGTAAAAATCCTGTTGGCGCAGGGGGTGCATCTAAACTTGATGGTGGAGTCCAAACTTTTTTATGAGCTGTTTTTTCTCTAGTTTGACTCGCACGCGAGGTTCTTTTATCGTTATTATTTTCCATATGCTTATACCTCCTTCGTGATATTTAATTGTTTCGCATACTCTTCGAGTGGCACACCTAATTTTTTAGCAATTGCTACCTGTGATGGTGTGAGCCTCACAGTTTTGCGACCAGATTTAGTACTTCTTTTTGCAGATGCAACTGTCTGTACCGGCTTAGCCGTTTCCGTAGGTTCTATTTTAGCGAATTTCTGCGGAAATTCAAGTCTTATTCTTCTATCTATTTCAGAATAATACTCTTCGCTACTTGGATCAAAACCTTCTTGTTCAGTTAATTTTTTATGAAGATCAAAAGCAGTGTAAGTCATAGCTGAATCTTGACCAAACCATGAGTTTTTTTGAGCCCATGCTTCAGCTTTTGGATCAGGTGTACCAGTAGCTACTTCTTGTCTTTGTTGTAAATTAACTTGAGGTTGTTGAACTTCTGTTTCTTTTCTTTTTGCATATAGCTCTTGTTCAGCTTTTGCTTCAACAAATCTAGCTTGTTTATATGCATATTCAGAAATTAAAGATTGAGCTTCTACTTCAGCATTGATATCTCCAGCTTCTCTTGCTGCAGCTAGTTTTGCTTTTGCAGATTCTAAACCAGATTTAATACTATCTTCTGTAGTTTTTAATAAACTTGGTTCCATCTTAGAAAGTTTTTGCTCTGCTTTTTGTTTCTCAGTTAAAACTGATTTAGCATAAGTTAAAGCTTCATCTTTCTGACGTTCTGCTTCTCTCCATTTTTTAGTCAGCTTAGCTATTCTTTTTTGAACACTATCTGAATAATCTTGAAGTTCATCTTTTTTTGGTTCTTCTGTTTTTTCTTCAGAAACATTTTCTTCCGTTTTAGTTTCTACTTCAGAAGTTGTTTCTTCTTCAACAGCTCTTACTGTTGGTTCTTCTTTTACTTCAGGTTGTTCAATTTCAGCTGAGTCTTTTTCTTCAGCTATATCGACGTCCATTGCTGGCCCTGATGTATCGATATCGACTTTATTATTATCTAAGTCTGGCATAGTTTCCTCCTAGTGTTACTATGATTAATATTGATGAAGTATATCTTCGGGTTTATCGATGGTTGCTAAAACTTCATCATCATTTAGCAATCTTACTTCCCCACCATCTATCTGTATTCTTGATCCAGCGTATCTTGCAAAAATTACCCAGTCACCTTTTTTACACCAGGCTCCTTCAGGAAATTTTTCTTTGTCATAACAATGTGGTCCCATTGCTAAAACTAAACCACAAGTAGAACCTACTTGTTGTCTTTCTAAAGTATCTTGTCCTAAATATAATCCACCTTTAGTTTTTTCTGGCATTTTAAATGGTAGAACTAAAAGTCTCCATCCAGTAGGTGCAGGTAATTTACTTGATTCTTTTTTCTTTAGACGTTCATAACCGTCTACTTCTTTTTTATGGTCTTCTTCGTATTTATCTAATAATGCAGATTTAACTTTTGGGGCTTCCGAAGTCGACGACGTTTTCTGGTCTTTCAGTATCATTTTTTTTCTCCTTCTTAGGGTTTAGCAGGGCTGATATCTCCTGTGATATTCTTAAATAGGCGTGTGCCTGTCCCATCATATACTTGTATTTTTCCATATTGTCAATACCACCACCAATCATGTTATCACCAATACTTACATAAGACTCTTTTAAGAATTTTTGTAGTTTATTTAATATTATTAATTCTTCGTTTTGCATGTTTCTTTCTCCTTTTATTTAATAAATTAACTCTTGAATGCCAACACCATTCAGTTATTTTTATAACACCTGTTTCAACAAATGAAATAGCATCATCTAAAAAACCAAAAAATCTATAAACTATTTTATCTAACACTTCCACCTTCTTCTAGCCTGACGTAGTCTAGAATTAGGATCTTTTGCAGCCTTAGGACATTT